CACCTGTGTTTATTGGATTTGCCATATTTATGGTTGCCTACTTCTTTTTAAAAGTTCATTCCAGATACGAAAATCCTCGGTTGAGGCAGAACGCCTATCGACGTTAAGACCGGCCAGCGCTTCAGCAGTCGATGGTTTTATATTTGGATAATTAGCTTTCCAATCTGCAAAAAAGTCTTTTTTCCATTGCCCAGCCCCAGCAAAATTGCTTTTTCTATTGGCTGGTGTGAACGTCGCGTCTTGGCCAATTCCTGCTGGTATTCGACCTCTAAACGTTTCTTTAAATGTGCCGCCTGGCCCACTCCATTTTCCTAACACAGCACCGGGTGACAGTAATTTTTCAATTTTATCTGAGGATAATTCTTTAACTTTCAATTCATCTTTAATTGACTCGATTAAAACGCGCCCCCAATTCTTAAATACAGCCGCTTCGCCTTTTTGATCTTGATCACTCATATCAAATAGTTTGGCCGCCATGTTCGTGATGATCGACATTTCAGCCGCTTGCAGTTTGATGTAAGCCGGGTCGTTCATATCGTCTTGACGTTTGACCATTGCTTTAAACTCAGCGTCCGCCAAATTTGGTCGCATTAGCATTAGGTTTTCTTGTAAAAACAAAACAGGTTCATTAACTGCCATTTCATTGAGGTCATTCCAAACATTCCAATCGGTTGTGACTGGTGGCTCTGTCGTCAAATAAGTCGCTAAATCATTAATTTGTTGTAAGGTCTCTGGACTTTGCGTGTTGATATAAGCCATATCGCTTTGATTAAGCTGGCTTTTGTCACCATTAGATTCCATGAGTGATTGTGTGACATTTGTAACAGCGGTATTGAGGTCAGCTGTTATTTGTGCTTTGTCTTGTGTCGCCATTAAATCAAGCGCATTCATCGCAGCAGTACGCTCTCGCTCGTCCAATTTAGGGTCGAGCAGCAAATCTCGTTTTAGAAAGGCGACACCGCTGTCAATTCGGTCTTTTGTGATTAAATCTGAGGTTTCAAAATAGTCTTTGTGCAACATACTGACAAACATATCGATGCCTCGCTCGTGACCGAATTTTGCAAAATATGCGTTTTGTGTCGTTTCACGTAACAATTTACGTTGCGCGGGATCAACGATTTTATCTTCGACGCGCTCAAAGAACTTAACGGACTCAAGTGGATATTCACTGATCATTTGATTCACGTAATCGACGTAAATCTCAGATTCCACCCCGCGCGCGTATGCAGCTGCTGTTGCCTCACCAGCGCCCAAATTAATTTGCTGGTCATACGCCGCTTGGCGCGCATCGACGATGGCGTGAAAACCTTCCATTGAAATACCCGGAATACCCTTACCCTCATCGTCCAAATGACGCACATATAAATTTGGGTCAGAGGTATTTCCCGGCTCAATATGACCGTTTGGTGTTAAGAATGAAACCGCGTTTTGTTTGGCTAAAATTGTTTGATTGGCCGACTCAGCCTGCTCATACGCTTGATGCTGCGTAGCCTCATGCACACTGATCGTTTGTGCACCTGACATGGCATTCGCCTGGAGACGCTCGCGAACGGCCCCTTGTATTCGTGGGTCAATATCAGCCACCAATAGCTCAATTTGAGCTTCCGCATTTTTCATATATTCCGTGGTGCTACCAATCGCCTCTTTTCCGGTTCTCATGGAATAATCACGTCGCGTATTAATATTCCACTCAGAAAATTGATTCGATCTATCGAGGTAGAGGGTTTGGTCGCGCCGTGTGCGATTCGCAATCGCTAACTTTGTTGCGGTCTGTGCAAAATTAGTCCCCGCTTTTAATAACCCATCGCCAAAATTACTCTGTGTAATTCCTGCTACTGCTGGCGATTGAACGGCAGTGCCTAAAGTCGGTGCGGTGAAGGTTGCTGGGCCGACGCTTTGTTCGTAACTAGGTAGTTTTGGCATAATGATTAACTGAAGTTTGTTAGTGTTGTATTACCCCCAAACGCCCCCGTTCGCGCGTTATTTAGGTAATACCAGTTGGATGCGACCGTACCTAAGTCGCCAAGTAACCCGCCGGCTGCGACACGCGTGGGCGACATTTGGCTCGACGCTTGCGCATACGTATTAGCTGCCATATCAAAATTAGTCGCACCCATACGTGCAGCTCCTTCTTTGGCCACAGCGTTTTTAAGTATTTCAATCGCATCGAGCTCTTTCATAAGATCACTACGCGTCATGACGTCAATCGCTGATGCGCTGTCAAGCGCAATGCCACTCGCGCCAAGCCGTGCGCGTTGCAGCGCTTTAATGTCTCCAGCGCGACGCGTGATAGCGCCGATCTGACGCTCTCCGGCCAGTCGTATACTGTCGGCTTGCAAGTTAGCGCCGTCTCGATTAATTTGTGCTAATTGGGCCTGATAAGCTAACTGCGATTGTTGCGCTTTGGCTTGATACCGGGCGCCAAGAAATTTAGAGCCAGCGCCATATAACTGAGCGCCAAACGCTAATTTCTCCAGGCCACCTGAGATATCACCACCAAAACTCCAATCTAAAAAATTCTGAAACTTACTTGTCGCCATAATTCATTTTCTCTATAAAAATATAATCAAGTAACCACTAACCGCCCAATGTCACCTCACTCGTTACGGCCACAATCGTGATCGGTAGAGGGTCACTTTGGCGCACAAAAATCTGACCCGAATCGTTCCAACTTGGACTAATCGGCATCCGCAGCTCTTCGGTTTTTAATTCTGGTGGCGCGCCATACGCCTCCGTTGTTCGTTGTTTAAATTCGGTTAGATTGTTTGCGTCTGGCCCAACAAAAATCCCTGAACTTTTAAACACACGTAATGCGACCTGGTTAATGTTTTTATAACGGCCCTGCCCGAACGCATCGGTTTGCATCGTAATCGGTAGTGTTTCCATGTCCGATGTAATCGGTAGCCCTACTTGCACCACACTTGCGGGTGCATCAAGCGCGATTACGCCACTTGACACTGTTTTTTGTGGATGCACAGCACCGTCAACCAAAATGTTTACAGTCTGCCCCTCGAGGTGCGTCAATCCGCTCATCGTGTCTCGCGCAAACGACCAGGTTGTGCGTGCACTCGAGCGTAAACTTCCGGGAATGGTTTTGTCGGTACGTACTTGCGCAACTGTAGTGCTGGACGTGCTCTCAATCGTCAGTGTGTATTCAACCCCGTCGGTATCAGTAATCACAATCGCGTCGCCTAAATCCGTACCCACTGGATTTAAAAACGTGGCGCCGGACGCGGTTAACGTGAGCTGCTCGGCCGAAGTGTAACTACTACCGCCGCTAATTGTCATCGTCGTCGAACCGGTGTTGATACCGTTGTACGTCGATCCAGCATCCACAAAGAATGCATCTTCGGGCGTATTGAAGTAACGCGGCTGCATACGCTCGATGTACTGCACCGTGCTACCGTCAATAACGCGCTCGACCACTGCATACGTGACGTCATCGTCACCTTCGGCCACACAACAAACGGACTTAAACGACCCATTGATGGTTTCGTGCTGGTGCCACGCGCCGACACCTTGCTCGGGCATGTACGTAAGCCCCAACAATTTGCCGTCACTGCGCACAAACCAGGCGATCGGGTATGGCGCTTTTGAGTACGCCATATCTTTAATCGTAAATTCATCAAATAAATGTGGCGCGCGAACACTTAAGTCCCCGGTAATAAAACCGCTGGCTTGCCAGTTATACCCAAGTTCGCGCACGTGACCGCCTCGCGCAGCGGCATAAATGAGTGAGTTATTCACAATTTGCGGTTGCACATTACTTGCACCAATATAACTTTGTGGCTTTACCGATATGGTAGATGGTGTGAGCGCGTCAGAGTTAAGCGACGTCACGCGCCACTCAGCGGCTGACGTTAACAAAATCATTTCCGTTAAAGGCACAATGTGTCGAATCGTATTGGCCTCGCGCGCAGCCACACGAAAAGAAATACGATCGTCATCAACGACCGGTATTCTAAAAGACATATCCGATTCAGTACCGGATTTAGTCATTAGAATATTGGCCGGTTCGTTATTGGTTCCGGCGAAAACGCGGCGCTGCTCAAAGTAACTGACCGCCGCCGGGTAATTATTTGTAGAATTTAGGACGGCATCATAATTGGGTGGCGTAGAGCCCATGTCAGGCGCGATGTTGTCGTCGATAATCGACGTACCCTCGGTTTGCCCGATAAAGCCGTAAATACCCCCTTGCAATTTATACACGTTGTAGCGCGTAGCATCTGTTACCGCACTCCAACTGATCGTGACAATGCCACCTTGCTCGAGCAAATTACCGTCGTCATCCGCGGCAGTCGACGCAGACGACTCTGAAATTTTATCCGCTGCAATGCTGGTGACTACATAACTGTAATTGTATTTGTCTGTGCTATGCCCGGAGGCCGTTACCGTCGGAGTGCCAGGCGCTGCAATTGGTGTTCCAAAACTCGGTGTTGTAAATGCCCAGCTGGTCGCACCATTGCGACGTAGCTCTTGCGGTGCGTACGACGGATGCGTGATTGTCATCACATCGGCTGACTGCACGTAATGCAAATCGGCTAAGTTAGCGTGGCCATATAGACTTGCAAGTTCGTAGATCGATCCACCACCATCTAATAACGTACTGCCCTCGGTATGAAAACGTACATATTGATGCCCAAACTCGAGCACCATAGTTTGTGTGGTCGAGAATGTAAACGGTATCAGTCGCACGTTATGCGCACTGTTTTTTACGGTATTGACATATTTCGTGCCGCCTCTGTTACCGACCGGGCCGTGAGGAAACACAATAAAATTCTTACATGTGGCCAAACCCGTTTGATACTTAACGTCATCAATTCGTCCGTGAAACTCTGGTGTGACTTCGCCACCCGCGAAACTTCGTTGCAACACACGAGTCGTTGTCATAGCCTACCTATCAATTTTGCCGTCAAATAAAAATGGATTAACACTGCCGCGAATCCCAATGAAGTCGGGCGTATGTACTGGTGGTTTTAATTTTTCATTGGCATCTTGGCGAATCGCGCTGACTTGAGTCGCACGCCAAAACTCATAACAGCGTTTTGCCTCGGCGCGACCGGCATCGCCTTTGATAACCGTCCCTGCTAAATGTGCTGCAAGTAGCCACCCAAGTGCGTCGATAAAAAGCGGAGAAAATTTAGTCGTATCGGTTACTAAAATAGTAAACCTTGCGGTCGCTGTTTCTAAATTCGTTAAAATTATTTCAGTGCTGTCAGTCGTATTGGATAATTCGAACTCAACGCCGTCATCTTCCGGTGAGCTGGCAGCGGGTAGTACGGTTAAAATTCTGAGCGCATTTGCGGGTCGCGCGTACGCGTAACTCCAATTAAATGTGTCCACACCACTAAGCAGCGCCAGGGTCACGCGACGTGTTGCAAAATTCCAATCATGCCCCTGGAGCATAGAATTTCGTGCTATTGGGTAAAACTGTGCGCAATGTTCTGCTTGGCTTGACCCTTCAGCGGGATTAATGGATGCGACTGACGCATCGTCACCCAATCGACTAAGTGCTAAATTACAGATATCGACTTCACTGGCCATTTATAAAACCTTTAAAAAAATGGGGGCGCGTGGCCCCCATAAGTCCCTTAGAAGGAGTGGTACTGGGAGAAATTCTTTATGGTTGACCCTCGTCAAACCCATATAAATCTGCGTCTCGTTTCGTAAGCTCAGAGAACGTGTTGACCTCTGATTCTGCTTTTGACTTGGGTTTTCTAGTCGACTTTTTCGGTTTTGCATTTTCTTGCAAAACTTCCATGTATGCCGACGGCTTCAAACCCTGGGGGAGATAGAAAGTATCACCTGGTCGATGACGTATTCCAGCTATGAAACAAGGCTCAAGAGTTTTAACGAGGGTCATATCTTACTTACCTCTAGTTTGTCGCATCAGCGTATGCACGCCAATTTGCAGGGTCTTGTGTGAGGAAAATATTAACTTTTCCTGCTGTTAGCGCCGCTGCTGCGACGTTAGTCAAAACTCCTAGAAATTGCTCATACGTGTTGCCTTGAGGTAGCGCGATGACCGTTTTGTAACCCGCGACCAATGTTGCTTTAGCGATCGCTCCGGTCGACGCGTGATTCGTCGCACTGCCGTCAGTCGCAATACTGGCACTTGCGTCAGACACAATTTCAAAATCAACAGTCGCACTGCCACCACTGGTGACTGCGGTGTCAACTTGAATGACCATGTAGAGCGGCTCACCTGTACCCACGTCACGCGTGGCAGAGCTTAAATCAATTTGGTCACCGACCAAAGCACGGCCTGTGCCCGAGGTGCTGAGTGCAGTTGCATCAGCAATTTCAGTTCTTTCATCTAAAATCATTTGTAACTCCTATCAAAATTGCTAATTAAGAAACTGCTGATTCGTTTGCAGCCAATGCATCAACACGCTTCACTGGAATGCCGTCAAACATTGTCACCATTTTTCCCGCGACTTGATCCATCGTGAGGGTTGAGTTAGCGACTTTGTTCATGATTTGACGTCTCAAGAAGGATTTCACTTTCCGTGAGACATAAAACACTGGCTTACCAAGCGTTAAACTAGGTAGCTGCTCGATGCCCTGAGTCATCAAATCAATCAAATCAGCGCCTGCAGATGCGTTCTTAGTTAGATCAGATAAATCCACATTCGGTATGCGAACCACGTAACGCCAATCGCGCACTGTGATGCCACAATCCCATCGATAATGCGTTCTGTAAGCCTCCATACGGCCGTTATTACCGTCTATATTTTCGACAGTCACGTTTCCTTTATCTTCCATGTACAGACCACCGCGAGAACCTTTGGGATAAATACCGTGACAGGTGTTTGGCCCCCAGGCGACTAGCCAAATGGAGTTGTTGTCAGACCCTGAACCGCCGCCGCTCACAATGTTTTCACCGTTTGCTGCACTGGTGTCATTAAATCGTGGTGCGAACCCGGTAAATGCCTCTGGCTCAGTACCCTCATTGCCATAAAACAGTGTGCTAGAGAATTCCTGATTCATGCCCTCGATGTGTGCTCTGTCCTCTGAGAGACGGAACGCTGCTGAGTTACCGTTCAAGTCAGCCAATGCTTTATCGACTTCGGCATATGCCTCCATCGAGCCGCAGCTATCTTGAATTTGGGCAGTGGTGCTCTTGGTTGGTTGTACGCCACCGTAGAGTTTTCTCCAGGTTGGTGTGGGTAGTCCGGTACGGATTGTTGTTCGGTGACCGGTTGGCAAATTACCTTCTTGCCAGGCCATGTCCTCGAGCACTTCGTTAGTTTGTGTGAGGATCTCTGCGATCGCGTCGATCTTACCGTCAGGATCGAGACGCTTGGTGACATCCAACAAAGTCGGATTGATTGTGCTTAAAGCTGCCATGTCTTACCTTTCATTCAAATTAATTTTGATTTGGAAAAAGTCGTTTTGCTGTATCCATCTCCACTGCTTTAGCGGGGACACCTGGAACGACACCATCTTCATTCAATGTTTGCCCGACCTTCCACAACATCCGAATAACTTCTGGATGATTGCCAAGCCCGGTTTCGTTTAACAAGCCACGCAAATTTTCTGAACCGTAAGTGTCGAGCGCGCGTTTAGCAGTCGCGACATTTTGGTTAAGTTGTTCACCACCAAATTCGCTGTCTGCTGTAGACGCTTCAGCCCACGTTGTTTTTGCTGTCTCGATTTGTGTTTCATAACTTTGTTTCATCGAGGGCATAACTTTGTCCAACATTGCTTGCGCTGCATCTTGTGAAAGATTGAGCTCCTTTGCAGCCGCTTTGAATTCACTCATCACCGTCTCACCTAATTCGGTGCCCTCTGGTGCAGTAAACTCTGCGTACTCCGCTGGCGCGCCTTCTTTCACTTCATTTGCTTGCTTCTCCTCTGTCGACTCAGCCTCCGGCGCAGATGTTGCAACATCTGTGTCCGACGCTTTTGTGTCCAAAAGAGTGTTCGACTCTTGGGCGTCACCTTGATTGGTTTCTGCTGGTGCTTCCTCGGTCTCGTTTGTTACTGTTTCGTCCATGATCTTTTGCTTCCTTTAGCATGGTTGGATACAACTCAGGACAGAGCGAATGAATCTGACCTAGAAGTTTTAAACCCTCATTTCGGTTACCTTCGCTAAATGCCATTTGCATCGCGTTGGTATTGAATGACAGTCGAAATACTCCAGCTCGATCTAAAAGCCGCCATGCAATGCGGCGACCCTTCGCTGATGACATAAGCCACTTGGTGTCACTATCTTCGAGTTCACGTGCAAGTCGAGTCGACAGTTCATCATCTTCTGCCTCGCGCTCTTGACCGCGAATATCAAAGGGATCGTGCTCACTCATAGATATGTTTTAAACGTAAAACGTAAAACAGGTGGACACTTAAACCCCGGTGTACCCCATCAAGTTATCCATGATGTCTGTACCCGCTGTAGAATCCCCTCCGCGCGTCGGCACTTGCGCAAGTTTTTGCGCTGTGTCTGCACCTTGATTTATTTGCTCGGCCTGTGCAGCCGCTTGCTGCTGCTCGGCACGCGATTCGCGTACACGCGCCACCTGAGTATTTGACGTAATCAAATTGGGATCAACGCCGAGCATATCGCTATACGCATCAGCCCATTCATCACTATTAAATTTATCAAGTACATCTGGCTTCATTTGCGCAATCATGCCAAGACTACCCACAAATCGATCCACTGAATTCGTACCCACTGCTTTTTGCGCTTGGCTCAACATCGATACAAACTCAACATTGAGTTCTTGCTCATTTAATTCTGGTGGCGGTGGCGGGACAATGCCGGCTTTTAGCATTTGATTGAACGTGATGTCGATCAGCGGATCGAGCAGCTCGTTATGCAGCCGCTCGAGCACAGGCCCAAGCATTAACAATTTTTCCTCATGCCTCTCAGCTACCTCAGTTGCTGTCATGCGACCCGTGTCCTGGCCTTGCAGCATTAAGAATAAATCCGCATAAAAACCGCCGCGAATCCGCTCACGTACATCTTGAATGTCTTGCAGCAAATAATTAAGATTTAAATTGACTTCAAAAGCACTGCGAATTCCTGAGTTTTGCGTTTGCGTGTCGACGTACGTAATGCCACCAGGTAATGTGTTGATTGCTTGATTTTTTAACGACGTTGGCACTTGCATGGGTGGTTTTGTCTGATAGTCAATGCCCTGCGCTTTACGCAATTGCTCATGTTGCAATTGTTTGATATCTCCAAGCGCTTCCATTCCGGGACTTAACCCATAGATGTCACCACCTGAAATGCCCCATCGAGGCACGACTGCTGGAAACTCTTCAAACCCGGACTCACGTAATAACGAATCTTCTTCAGACGCTTGTTCAAAATAACAGCTTTTGAACGCCATATTTTGATTGTCTTTTTTAAGCAAATCGCGATCCGCTCGAGGCTCGATTACGTGAATAACCGTTTGCCAATAATCTAAGTTACCGCGTTTGTACTGCTCACGGGTTTTCAAACACACGTTATCGATGCCAAACTCTTTGACCATCTGACCCACAGTCATTTCGATCTCACGATATAACGTGTCGACGCGCCCTTTCGAGTTAGCCATGACCGCATATTCACCGATCGTTAAAGGATGGTGATGTATGACGGTATTAAAGTCAGACGTAATAATTGACGCACCTGTGCCGAACGCGCCTAACTCTTCGTACATCGAGTGCAGCGCGCGATACGTATTGCTCCTTGAAAACACGTGCAGCATTAGTCGTGTCACGTTATGTAGCCACAACTTAACATCGGTTGATTGCATCAAATCTTCATCTTGCGTGGCCAATCGAAACCAGGGTCGTGCGGGAGATGTCATACCCGCCATCATGCCAGCGGCTAATGTGCGCAGCGCCATTGTGCCCGTGTTGTCGTAGATATTATTGTGGCGCTTACCGCCGTCATTTACTTTTTTACTAAAAAATCGACCCGAGCGAGGCAGCATGTAGTCACTGATTTCTCGCCAATGACTGTCCCACGTCGAGCGCTCGTTTTTTAATGCTGTCCATCGCTGCAATAATTTGTCGCGCGGTGTGTAGTCACTGCCTGAATCGCCGTATGCCATGAATTATGCTCCCAACATGGTGTTGCCTGATAAACTTAATTGATTGCTGGCCACGCCGGATGGCCCGGTTAACATCGTTGAAGATTGACCGCCACCACCCTGGCGCGCAGCCGCTTCGCGAATCCCTCGAACGTTTGGTTGTTTTTGATTAGCTGCTCTAAAAGCTTGATTGGCTTGAGACTGTGCTTGTTTTGCATTAGCTAAGTTTTGAGCTTCCGCACGTTGTTGTTGCTGTAGACCTTTTTTAGCAGCCCTATTTTGCGCTACCATCGATCCGGCACCTAGTCCAATTGCAGCTGCGGTTCCTGCAGTTACGGCACCTGACGCTAATGCAGCACCACCTACAGCTGCTGCTGTTACGGCTCCACTCATGGTTTATTCCTTTTTAAAAATTAAATTGTTGTGTGATCGAGACATCAATCGATCGGCTTCATCAGTAAATTCGTTTTCGGCTTCTTCAATATTGATCGCGTCACTCGCAAAAATCATCGTGATGTACGTATCTGTAATTGCGTGATACGCCGTTTTGCGATTCGCCGCAGCGGGTATGACTTGATACCCTGCGATTTCGACAACATCCTCACCCAATGTCACGTTGGCGTGCCCGTTTATGATGAGCAATGTGGGTATCGTGATATGCGCACCAGTTAACGCTACCCCTGCCGGAATCATGATTGTCCTGGCATATACACCCGCATGAAACGTATGAAATGTATCGATCGGTATTTGTGGTTTGTCTGCTAACCATTGCTCGAGCGCCACAATCTTTTGTTTACCCTCTCGAGTTGCGCTTAGTGTTAACTCATTCATAACGGTTTAAAAAACACTTCATTGGTATGGATAAAATTCATGCCATCGAGCACGTGACTTAACGTGCCTTGCGCTGGTGCTGACACTAAAAGCCCTTTTGCGCCAAGTGTCTCAGCGTGTGCGCGTGCTCGAGCGAGTAACTCTAATCCTGCACCACTTGTTCGATGCTCCGGGAGCACATAAAAACTCTCGACCGTACCGATCAAGCATCCGTAATGCGGATTCGGTGTTACCAATAACGATATAAAACCAATTAAAAACGGGTGAATGCGTGCTGTGAACGGAAACATCACCCCGTTATTGATTAATTGTTCATACACCCGACCATCTGGTTTGGGTGGTGGCATACCTGGAATAGAACATTCATCAGCATACCCACGAATAATGTCGTGATAATACGGATCATTGCGAATGGTTTCCCAATCGCTTAACTGAATTGATACTTTGGCCATTAAGCCTAATGCTATGCGCGATTAGCGTAATAGGTGGACAGCTAAAAATTCAGATAATGCTCTTTAATTACGCTATCAGTAGTGCTTGGTTTCTTTTTTGGCGCTCGAGGCCGAATGATGCGATTGATTGAGAACCGGGTAATCTTATGTATCCATCCTTTTGGGATATGAATCTTGGCGTTTGACTCTTTAAACGAAACCGTCGAGGCCACACAAATGACATTATCGTTCTCACTGACAATGAACCCCAATGTGCTGCACGGATGCGCTTCAGCTTTCGATGTTTCATTCCATTCGGCTTCGGCGACTGCATCAAACCAATCGATGTACACGAGTTCTTTGAATTGCTCCTGGATATGTTTTTGCTTCATAGCTTTTCGTATGGATCGTATTCTTTAGCTGGTTTAACAACGGATTGATCAGCACTACGTTTTACAGGCTGCGCATACGTAAGTGCTAACGCATCCGCAATGTCTGGTGACCCGCTATCGGGCAGCCGCTTGCGTATCTCATCTTTGCTCTCGAGCTTGATGCGATTCGCAGCGTCGAAACGATATGTCGGTGTTGCTAATTCTATTTTGAGCGCTTGCAAGTTTGGTATTGCCAGCGCACCTTTAATTGCATCGGCCATTAACCACCACATCTCGGTGCGCTTATTAACGAATCGCGCATCAATTGCTTTGCCACCAAAGTTAATCTCGATCGGTGAATAGTTGAGTTGTCGCAATCGATCAATAACACCAGCACCACCACCTGCATCGATAAACACAGCATCGGGTTGCCATTGATCCCACTGCTTGGCAATGACTCCGGCTAACTCCATGTTGTCCAGGTTGCGTAACTGTATCGGGTCAAACATTTGTAACCCCTGTCGTCGCACAATGACTGATCGGTCATCGCCAAACCGGGCTGGATCAACACCCAGTATCTTTGGTGCGTAATCCATTGACTTTGGTTTGTTTTCGCGTTTAGCAGCTGCCTCGACGTCCGTTAAACTAAGCAGCTGATCGTCCGCTGCTGCGCTGAAATCACACAAATATTCTCTCGCAAACGTGGTCTCGTTCATCGAGCTCTTCAGTTTGGCTATTTCATCCGCATCGATCGCATCGGTGTCATAGACTGTATACCTGGCACGCGCCCAATCTGACTTACCCGTTGCCGCGTAGAACAATTGACTGAATAGATTAATGCCGTGCGGTGTACCCAGAAACCATACCCAGGCTTTGCGGTCACTCGTTGTTGGCAACAATACTTCTTCCCACACTTCCGGTTTGATCTGCGCGGTCTCATCGATCACAATCCCGTCGGTACGCAATCCGCGCAGCGCGTGTGGCAAATCCCCACCACCAATACGAATCACAGCGCCGTTACGCGAACACGTAATTGACCCTTCCGTTTCGTTAACGATCATCTCACCGACTTTAATGAATGGTGCAGCCATCACTTTGAGTCGCGTCCAAGCAATCTGCCGGGCCTGCTTTTGGAATGGCGCTACGTACAAAAATACGGGCAGCTCGTTTTTGTTAAATATCGCTGCTGTCAGTAAACGTTTAAGTGCGAGCTCTGTTTTACCTGCGCGTCGATGCAGCGCCAGGACAACAAATCGTTTACCGTGCGCAAGTTTTGCGCATTCGCGCTGCCAATTGCGCATTGGTAAACCGAATCGAGAATCCGCTGCATCCTCAGATATCGATATTGTCGCCGAACTCATCCACTACAATCAATTGCGCTTTAACATCCTGGTTCGCGGTTACACTCGATAATCGCGGATGGCAATATGGGGCTGCCATAACAGCAAATTTACCCGCTTCAGCTTTGTTGCCTTCGTTCCAGTAGTCTCGCATACAACACAACATTACTTCCAATGGCGTAATGCCTTCTTGCAATGCGCGATTCGCAATTTCGCGCGTCAACTTCGTCGCGCTTCCTGCCTTGCGACCCGCACCTTTACGCGCGCCGCCGCGTCGATTTATCGTCGATCCATCATAAAACTGTTTCCTACTGCTCGCCATATCAACCAATCATCCATTCTGATTGATTTCATTGTTATGGTTATTTCTTAATTAGGTGGACAGTTTTATAAGACTCTGGCAATTGCGCTCGTTTCAATCCTTTTACGATATTTCGCACCTGGGACTTACTGATGTCAAACACCCTCGCCAATTGACGCAGCGAATGATGCCCTTCCTCAAACATTTCAATCATCAACTCGACCTCATGATTCGTCAGTCGTGCGTTCGGATGATCCTCACCAATGCGATACCCACCAGCGTTAACTGCGACTAAATGCTCCATAATGACCTCCTAGCCGTTTTTGTAAATTTTTACAGCTGTCACCACTGTCACCACCTGTCACCACTTAGTTCACTACCTTTTCCCATATCCCCCTTATAAGGCACTTTTATACTTTATATAGATAAGGTAATGACAAGTAGTGACAGTGTGACAATCTTGTATTTTTTTACAGAAAAATAGTCATTCTTGTAAAAATTTACAGACATTTTTGTAAAAAACTTACATTGTTGTAAAAATTTACACGTCATCTTTTGCATAAACATACTTTCGCACACCGTCGACGCGTACTTGCTTCCGACTCCAACCCATCGTTCTTAGAATATTGCCAATGCGCATTTCATCC